GGGTATTGGATCATGGGGTGATGGTAATTGGGGTGAAGCAGCAGCTGCAACTGATGTAACACTAGAACCAGGTTTATGGTCACTAGATAATTTTGGTCAAGTATTAGTTGCAACTATATTAAATGGTAAAACTTTTACATGGAACGCTGGAGCATCAACACCATTAGAGACGAGAGCATCTACAACGACATCTGGATTTGCAACAGGGAGTAATCCAACTGCAACAAGAGTTAGTTTAATATCTCCAACAACTCGACACTTATTACACTTTGGAACAGAAACAACTATTGGAGATAATACAACACAAGACGATATGTTTATAAGATTCTCGGATCAAGAAGATATAAATACATACACTCCATCAGCGACAAACACTGCTGGAACTTTAAGATTACAAGATGGTACAAAAATTATTGGGGCATTAAAAGCTAAAGAAGTAATTTTAGTTTGGACAGATAATGCTTTGTATACTATGAAATTTATTGGTGCACCATTTACCTTCCAATTAGAACAAGTTGGTACTAACTGTGGACTAATAGGTCAAAACGCAGTTGTTGAAATAGATGGGGCTGCATTTTGGTTAAGTCCAAAAGGTTTCTTTTTATATGATGGTACAGTTAAAACTATACCATGCACTGTAGAGGATTTTGTTTTTGATGACTTTGATACAACAAAAGGTCAACAAGTTGCAGCTGGATTAAATAATTTATACACAGAGATAACTTGGTATTACCCATCATCTAGTTCTGAGTATAATGATAAATATGTAATATTTAATTATGGTGAATCTACAGGTGTTCCTGGTGGTGTTTGGTATACCGGAACAGAAGCTAGAACAAGTTGGATTGACTCAAACGTTTATCCAAATCCTTTTGCAACTAAATATGACTCAACAGCAGATGGTACATTTCCAGTTATTGTTGGTCAAGATGGTTTAGGTCAAACAACATATTTTGAACATGAAGTGGGAACTGATCAAGTTAACCCCAACGGCACAACAACTACTGTTACATCATTTATAGAATCTTTTGATATAGACTTAGAGCAAAGACAAAGAGATGCAAGGGGCAGAGCATCAGGACCAAAAGTTGCAGGTGAAATATTTTTAGCTATGAGAAGATTTGTACCAGATTTTAAAACATTACAAGGTAGTGCAAAAGTTAGTTTGGATGTAAAAAGATATCCACAACAAACTTCTACTCAAACTGCACTAAGTCCTTTTACTATAACATCTAGCACAGATAAAAAAGATACTAGAGCTAGAGGTAGATTTGTTAGTGTAAAAATAGAAAATGATGCAGCTAGTGAATCTTGGAGATTTGGAACTTTAAGATTAGATATACAACCAGATGGAAGAAGATAATGGCTAAGATTAATATAAGAATACCAGAACCAAAAGAACAATATGATTTTTCTAACCAAAAACAAATAAATAGATCTTTGGCTATTATGAGAGATCAATTAAACTCAACATTTTTAGATGAGTTAAAACAGGAGCAAGAAAGATTTTCTTGGTTTTTAAGTGGCTAATATATATACAAATTCAAAGGTAGATTTAACAAGCACAGCAGAAACTGTTGTCTATACAAGTCCAGCAGCTGGTACATCCACAACTGCAACCACTAGTATAATTAAGTCTATATTAGTGTCTGAGGACTCAGGTAACGCTGATAGTATAACTTTAACACTAACGGATGCATCATCTAATGTATTTAGTTTGTTTAAAACCAAAGCTATTTCAGCTAATGCCACAGTAGAATTGTTAACACACCCTCTTGTTATTACTGAGGGAGAGGTTATAAAAGCAACAGCAGCATCAGGAAATAGGTTACATATTATATTTTCTGTGTTACAAATAACTAGGGAGTAATATGGCATTTACAGAACCACCATCAGTTAGATATGAGATAATTAACGGTAAAAAAGTACCGGTTGTTGAGTGTGAAACTGAAGTAGTATTAAGAAATAAAAAAACGGGTCATGAGTATAACTCTGATAAAGAGGCAGAGGACGATATTGCAGATCCAAATACAGACACTGTATATGAAGATGTAACAAGATCTGTAAAAATTAAAGTGGCAGACATGCCACCATTAGGAGCAGGATCAGACGAATAATGGCAATAACTAGAGCACAACAAGCAAAACAGATGTTACAAGATGGAGGTATGTTGGTATCACCATCTAAAGATGGTAAACGACCAGGATACAGAAGTGCTAGAGCGCAATCTGGTAGAACCGGTGGTGCATCAAGAACCGGTGGTTCATCGGCTAGAGAAAGAGGAGCTGAAAGAAGTCGATCTTCTAATAGGTCTTCTACTTCAAAAACTTCTTCTACTGGTTTTGGTGGAGGTGATGATAGAAGAGAGCAGGAGTCAGTAACACAAACTAGAACAGGAACAGTTAAAACAAGTAAAACTGGACCAAGAACAAAAGTATCTCAAGATACTAGGGACAGACAAAGAAAAAGATATAATCAACAATTTTTATCTAGAGGTCAATTACCTCCAGTGGGAAGTAGACCTACATCTTTTACAGATAAATTACAAAGAAGAAGAGAACAAGGTATTTTAGATTTTATAAATAGAGATTTATTAACAGATTTAAGTAGATTTGAAGAAGAACCAAGAGATGGTCTTTTTGGTAGTTATCCAGCACCTAGTATATATGATGAAATAGCTGATGCCATAGCTGCTAGAAAAGATTTAAGTAATATAAAAGAATTTGCAAACTTAAAACCAATAGGAAAATCAGGAACATCTTTTGAAATGAGTGCTGTTCCAGATTTAGATATAGATAGCATTAGAGAATTAGCTTCAACGAGAACGACTTTACAAGGACAACCATTAACGAGTTATCAAGCAAACTTATTATCAGATATAAGACAAGGCATAAAAAATAGAGATGAATTAGTTGAACAAGGAATGACTCAAGATCGTTTTGAAGAGTTATATCCTGGTCCAACACCAGCACCTGATAAAGATTCAGATCCATGTTTAGGACCCAACCCACCTGCATATTGTTTTATAGGTAAAAAAGCAGATGACACAATGGCTGCAGCGCCTCCTATTGTTCCTATGTTTAGATTCATGAATCGTGGTGGTATGGTCGAGGATGCGCCTATGGGAACAGGGATCATGGACCTTGAATCAGCTAGACAAATGATGTTCATAGGCGGTGTAGCAAAAGCAATTGGTAAAGGTTTAAAGAGTGCAACTAGAGCTGCTAAGAAAGTATTTAAATCACCATTTGGTAAAGCTGCATTATTTGCTGCACCATTTGTAATGGGTGGCGGTGGAACTGGAATGCTTTCAGGATTAAAAGGTAAACTTCTTGGTTTAAAAGGTGTAGAAGAGTTTGGTGGCAAAGCAGGATTACTAAAAGATTTAGGATTAATTAAAGGTGGTTTTGGAGATTTTGGTGGTTTGACAGCCGGTGGTATTGGAAGTTTATTTGGATTAACCTCGTTATTAGCTGCTTTACAAAAACCAAAAGAAGATGAAAATTTTAATTTAGATAACTATTATGAAAAAGAAGGTCTAAGAGATTTTATAGCTAGTCTTGGTCAGAGAAATAGATTCTTAGCAGAGGGTGGTAAAGCAGAACCTGTAGCTAAAAAGACTATGCCTCTGTTAGATTTAGATGGTCAAGAAATGGATTTTAGAGCTGAAGGTGGCTTTGTACCTATTGGACGTATGGAGAAAGCAGACGATGTCCCTGCAAGATTAAGTAAGAATGAGTTTGTATTTACAGCAGAAGCTGTCAGAAATGCAGGAGATGGTGATGTGGACAAAGGTGCAGAAGTTATGTATAATACGATGAAAAACCTCGAGGCCGGAGGTACAATGTCTGAAGAATCGCAAGGTCAAGATGGCGCTAAAGAAATGTTTCAAACAGCACAAAGATTAGAAGGAGTAATGTAGTGGCAACGGAAACTCAGATATCGAGACCAGCACCCTTTGTAGAAGATATAGGTAAAGATCTATCGAAACAGGTATTGGCACAAACAACAGTACCAGTTGTAACAACAGGTTTAGCTGGACTTGGTACAATGGCTCAACCAACTAAACAAGCTTTTGAAACACAAGAGCAGTTTGAACAAAGACAAGGTTTATTTGGAGCACAACAAAGAGCTGCACTAGGTTTTGAACAAAGACAACAAGCATTATCAGGACTTGCACCACAAGTTGCTGGTTTAGATCAATTACAAAAAGATGCACAAACAAGAGCTATAGCGGGTTTAGGTTCTTTTCAACCATTTTTAACACAAGCACAACAATTATCTGGTGCAGGCGCAGGAACAGGACCAGCTTCTGTTCAAGCATTTATGTCACCATATCAAAAACAAGTTATCGATGAA